TACTCCAAATCGCGTATGCGACCGGGCAATTTTAGGAGACTGTACACCGTTTGACAGTTGAACAGAGACCCAGCCTAAAATTTTGGGCGCTATCCGAGTTAATGCCTAACGTGTAAACGGCTTGACAGCACAAAGACTTGACAGCCTCCCGGCCCCCCTGTATAGTGGGCACATGGACAACGCCGAACTGATCAATATCGCACTGGCCGACGCCCCGGCTTACCTCGCGGCGAAGCTGCCCACGGCGCCGACAGCGACACAGGCTCGCGCGCTACCGACGATCCGGGAAGTGATCGACGTGGCCCGCGACGGCACGCGCATCCAGACCACGCTTCCCGGTCGCGAAGATGTGAGACAGTCAGATCGACTACCTCCGGGCTACAAGGCACGCTCGGTAGGCGAGATGAGTTTCGATCCGCGCCTCGCGTACGAGATCGCGCTCGACATCGACGAGCCGGGTGAGACGTATCGGCGTTACGGCTACGAAGAAGATGCCGCTGTCGCGCTGTCGAACGATCCGGCGTTCAAGCGGACGGTCGTCGCGTACAAGGATGAGATCAAGACCTCGGGGATCGGGTTCAAGCTCAAGGCGAAAATTCAGGCTGAGGACTTGCTCACGCACTCGTACCAGATCGCGACCGACCCGGAAGTCCCCGCGTCGGTTCGCGCCGACCTGATCAAGTGGACCGCGAAGGTCGCGGGGTATGAGCCGAAGGATGATAATGCTGGGGGAGGCAAGGGCGGAGGCAGCTTCGCGCTCAACGTCACGTTCGTGGGTGGGGCTGCGCCCGTGACGTTGAGCACCGTTGCCCAGAAGTCGGTTGCAGTCATTGATCAGGAGGGCGAGTGATGAGGTACTTTTGGCTGATCGAGCAGTTCGAGAACGACTGGCGCACGGGGGTGTATGTGTACGACCTCATTGGCCTCGGGCCGTATGTTGACACCACTGGCTGGCGCACAGCGGCGAAGAAGTTCAACTTCAAGTGGACCGCGCAGTTGTGGAACTGGGTGTACAACCAGTCGTACCGGCCCGGATGTGAGTGGCGCGCCACGAAGCACAGGTTCAGAGATGTTGGCTCGGCGCTCGGGCTCAACGCGATCTGGATTCCGGAGTAATGGATCACCTGAATTACATCGCGCCGCGCACCGTCAGCGGGTTCATGCAGAGCGACGCGCGCCGTCGCGTGATCATGGGGCCGTTCGGTAGTGGCAAGTCGTCAGGGTGTGTGATCGAGATCACGCGCCGGGCGATGATGCAGAAGCGCGGGCGCGATGGGTTCCGCCGCAGCCGCTGGGCGATCGTGCGCAACACGATGCCGCAGTTGCGCGACACGACGATGAAGACGTGGTTCGAGTGGTTCCCTGACGGGACGATCGGCCACTGGAAGGAGACCGGGAAGACTTATTACATCACAATGGGGGATGTACGGGCGGAGGTGATTTTTCGGGCGTTGGACGACGAAGCAGACGTTAAGAATCTGCTCTCGCTCGAATTGACCGGCGCTTGGATCAACGAGTGTCGCGAGATTCCCGCGATCATCATGGACGCGCTTGACGGTCGTATTGACCGTTACCCGTCGCGCCGCGAGGCTGGCGATGGCCCGTCGTGGGCTGGCATCTGGGCGGACACGAACCCACCCGAGGAAGACTCGTATTGGTACAACAACCTCGAAGGGCTGGATGTCGATGGCAAGCCGTGCGAAGACAACGGCTGGCACGGGTGGAAGCAGCAGAGCGAGAAATAGGAATTGGCTGAGAACCTCGATCACTTGGCGCCGGGGTACTACGTGAACCTCGCGAAGAACAAGACGAACGAGTTCATAAAGATGTACGTGAAGGGCGAGTACGGCACGTCGAAGTCCGGCAAGCCGGTGCACCCGATGTTCGACCCGGAGCGGCACATCGCGAAGGAGTATCTGCGGCCCGATCCGAATCGGCTGCTCGTGATCAGCGCCGACTTCGGGATGACGCCCGCGATGACGTTCAAGCAGCAGGACGCGTTCGGGCGCGTGCTCACGCTCGACGAGATCGTGACGGAGAATATGGGGCTCCAGCGCTGCATCAAGGAGCGACTGAAGCCGCTGCTCCGCAGCAAGTATGAGGGGTTCAGGTATTTCATCACAGGCGACCCCAGCGGTGGCAACCGGTCGCAGAATGATGAGGCGACGTGCAAGACGATTTTCACGGGTGCCGGGTTCAAGAAGATCAAGTTCGCGATGACAAACAACGCGATCAAGCGCGTCGGTGCGACCGACTCGTTCCTCGTGATGAACACGGAGATGGGGCCGTCGTATCTCATAGACCCGCGATGCTCGTACTTGAAGAGAGGGCTCAAAGGCGGGTATCATTATCCGATCAGCCGCAAAGGAATTGCGTCGGACGCCCCCCTCAAGAACATCTTCTCGCACATTTGCGAGGCTAGTCAGTATGGTGACATGTATTTCGAACTCGGCGTTGACGAGGCCGATGGCGAAGCGGAACGCAAGAAACTAATCGCGGCGCAGCAGCGTAGTCGCGGCGGTTACACAAGGAGATAACGATGGCAGATGCAGCAACGCCGGTCATGAACGAGCACGCGATGAAGACGTTTGGCGTCCGAATGAACGCACTGTTCGAGACTTACAGTGGCGACAGACGCGTGATCGAGGAACAGTGGCTGCGCAACCTGCGCCAGTTCCGGGGCATCTATGATCCGGACATCGACGGTCGCATTCCTGCCGACCAGTCGCGGGCTTACCCGAAGGTGACGCGCACGAAGGTGATCGGGACGGTTGCACGGTTGATGGAAATGATGTTCCCGCAGACAGAGAAAAATTGGGGAATTCGCCCATCACCGATTCCCGATCTGAGTCAGGAAGACACGCAGTCCGTTCTCGATACGCTGCAAAATGGACTGCCGGAGGGCACGGAGCTTCCGAGCGAAGTGATCGAGCGCGCGATTGCGGAATTCGCGACCAAGAAGTGCGCGAAGATGGAAAAAATCATGGAGGATCAGCTTGACGAGATCAGTTATATTTCGCTCTGCAAGCGCGTCGTGTTCTCCGCCGTGCTGTACTCAGCCGGCGTCCTGAAGGGTCCGCTGATCAAGACCGCGAAGACTCGCTCGTGGAAGCGCGATACAATCACCGGACGCTACATTGCGTTCGAGGCACAGAAGCTCCAGCCGTACTTCGAAGTCGTCCCCGTGTGGAATCACTATCCGGACCTGTCCGCGAAGACCCTCGAACAGAAAGACGGCGACTTCGAACGCCACATCATGTCGCGCTCGCAAGTCACCGACCTAGCATCGCGCCCCGACTTCATGGGCGACGCGATCAAGAACTGGCTGAAGAACAACATCGGTGGCAACTACAAGGAGAGATGGTGGGAGCAGTCGCTGCGAGTTACTGGCGACCGCAAGAACGTCACGGACCTGAGCGGGCGCAAGTATGAGTTGCTCGAATACTGGGGCTTCGTTGACGGCCACGAACTCAAAGCGTGTGGCGTAGAGATCGCTGACGATCGCTTGTCGTCGCAGTTCGAGGCGAATGTCTGGACGCTTGACAGCGTCGTGATCAAGGCGATCATCAACCCGTTCGAGGTTAAGATTCGACCGAACCACACGTTCATCTACGAGGAAGACGACATCAGCATCCTCGGTATTGGCCTGCCCGCGATCATGCGCGACAGCCAGATGGGCGTCTGCGAAGCGACTCGCATGTTGCTCGACAACGCGAGCGTGTCGTGCGGGCCGATCCTCGAAGCGAACCACGAGTTGCTGCTCGCCGGCCAGAGCATGGACGTTCACGCGTTCAAGATTTTCTATCGCGATGGCCTGACTGGTTCGGAGAGCCAAGCCCCGGCCATTCGCGAGATCAAGGTGGATAGCCACATCCCTGAACTCGTCACGATCATCGTGTTGTTCATTGACTTCGCCGATACCGAGACTGCGCTTCCTCCGCCCGCACATGGCGACGTGGGGCAGGGCGGATCGGAAGCGCTGCGCACTCAAGGTGGCGCGTCGATGTTCCTTGGC